TGATAGATTATTTGATAGTTCACGATCTAGTTGATAATCATCTATGTCATGTTTATCCTTTTCATAGCTGTTTGATAGTATCTTTTGTAGATCATCTGAACTTAGTTCTCCTCCAACTTTTTGATCATTATATGCTATTATCAGGTCAATACCACTATTGAGTTTTTTAGTAATAAACTTTTTATAGCCTTGATTTTTAACGTATCTTGGTGTTAGCTGTCTAAAACGATATGTATTAGGTTTTTCATCTATCTTCTTATTTTTATAACCATGCTGTACAATCCAATCAATTGCCTGCTCCTTGGTGAAGTGATCTTTACTAAATATGATACTTTGTATTTTGTAATGTTCCATAATAATATTATGAAACATAATTAATAATAGTTCAATTATTTATTTTTATTTTTTGGGAAATTACTTGGTATGGCTTTAATATGTTTTCCTTCCTCATTTATTCGACGTGCATATCTCTGTAATCTCATTACTTTATTAGCATTACTTAAATCATTTAATGTCCTTAGGGTTGATACATCAAGACCTTGACTTGTATAATATTGTCTCGCTCTAGTGTGTAACATTTTTCCAAGGACATCGCGATCACTCTTTTCAAGATTTGGAGAATTATGAACATTGTACAACTCGCGAATTCTGTTTATAGAACGCACATTTTTATTAAAAATAGGATCATTTGGTATTGGATCTGTTTTTATTGCATACTCATATAAATTTTGTAGCAACTGTTTAAATTCATTCATCTCAACAGCATCATTTATTTTGTTAAAAAATGGCATTTTTGGTATTTCAGGTGGAGGAGGTACATCTGGTATATCATTATTCTTATGGCCTTTCCTTTCCTCAATAATACGATCAATCGATTCATATATATTATTTACTTTTTGTATATCATCCTGCAATTTTTGTACATCATCGTGCAATTTTTGTTCATAATCGCCCAGTTCCATTTCTCTTTCTGCATGCGCATATTTTTGTTTAATATGTTGAATCTTTTCCTTTTTCTTAATTAAATCTTTTTTCATAATATTATACTGTTCTTTAACATCTTCTTGAATTTTATATAATTTTCTTTCAGTATTATTGTCATAATTATTATGTTGAATCTCATTTAATACATTTTCTAAATTTTCTTTAATTAACTCTACATTACCTTTTCCATTATCTGAGTCTGACGTATATTCATTATTTATATCTTCATCCTCGTTACTATCTCTTATATATGCTTTTTTACGTTGTGTCTGTATTAGAGTGTTGAGTAGATTTGATGAAATTGTATCCACTAATTTTTTATCTAGTTTTGTTCTGGCAATCTTCTCAATTGGAATTGATATATCATCAATTATTGGTGATGTTCCTGTTAAGATTTCATACCGCCCTACTAAATTATCCAGTTTAGTTTTTGTTAATTTAATATCAGCCACGAATGATGATTCCATGTTAACATTATTAACAGAGACTGCTTTTTCGTAACCTTCAACGAGATCCTTTAATTTTGTATTCATTTTTTGAATATCTGTGTATAATTCATTACTTTCTTGAGTATGTAAAAACTCATCTGTATTGATACGTGATACATTAGTTGTGTTAAATTTTATGGTTTCTGCTTTATCAAATAGACTACGAATATACTTATTATTATCAGTAATATTATTGCGTGTAATTTGAATAGAGTTTTTTAGATCATCCATATTATTTAAATATTCGTCTGCATCTTGTGTATTGTTATTCTGACGTGCTTCATACTCGTGATTCTCATACTCAATAAATTCATCGTACAGATCTTCCACATGTTGTAACAATATCTTATTTTCATCTTTTACTTCATTTATTCTATCGGTAATATCTTCTATTGTCTGATAATCATTTAAATTATGTTCTGTATGTTCTGTTGGGTCATACTCACTTTCAGTATCAGAATCGATGTACATAGAATGATTTATATTCGATTCCGTTGGGTCATATTCACTTTCAGTATCATAATCGATATATTGATCTCGGTTTGTTTCATGCATAATATGGTTAATATGGTTAATCATATCTGGATCCATTTGATTCCCGTTATTATGATCTTGTGGTAAAAAATTACTATCATCGCCGTTGTCAGATCCAGGTCCAGGCCCAGGTCCAGGCCCAGGTCCAGGCCCAGGTCCAGGCCCAGGTCCGGGTCTTTGATTATTTAAATTACCTAGATGATCTATCGCACCCGGCTGAACGTAATTAACATTATTATTCACTGGGTTTACCTGATTCATCTGACTCTGTTCAAACATGGAAGACAGAGTATTTGATAATGAATACATCTTCTCAAATATAGAATTTATAAAACTTAATACTTCATCAGAATTATCCATCTCATTAAAAATATATTCTCGCCTAAACACAGTCACATGAATACGTACTACAGTTTCATGAAATTCGTCGACTAACTCTAAAATCTGTCTAACGTTATTTTGTGGTAGTAGATCTTTATTTGGTGTAAGTTTTTCAATCTCTTCATTTATCTGATCAATCTGTAATGACATAGAACGCATAATCTTTATAAGTTTCCCAACAAGTGTATCATTAAGATAACTTGTAGATGCGATTAAATCACTTGATAGTGCCTTGATTCCTAATACAATTTTATCATATGAAATGACAGCCTTTTTAATAGCTTCTGGATTAGATCCTATTTGTGATGCGAGATCTGGATTTGTATAAGATTCACCGTAATACATCTTTTCAAGATCATACAAACGATAGTTAGCTCTTACATCATTATCTATGGGTCTGTAGGTCATGATAGACCCGATAAACCCTTTAGATTTTACATCTTTTAACGGTTTATCTGGTTCTGTAAAGTTATATTGTCCGGTATTAGTGCTTATCTTATGTATTTTCTTCATGTAACTATATTATAACTATATTATAAAATATTTATTGTGTTAGATTAAATTTACAAAACAATGTTATATTTATCATCATGTGATGTTGTTTGTTTTTCACTAATTTTCTTATCTAATATCTCATTGATCTGATTATTAGTTAATCCCGAGTCATTTAGAGACTTAAGATACTGTTTAGCCTTGGCTTGTGTTACATCTTTAAATTCTGCAATCTTTTTAATAAGATGAGATTTATAAACATATTTCTTATCATATCCTTTATCACTCGTTTGTGCAGAATGTATCGGAAATTCTTTATGATTACCCGTCTTAACCTTCTTTAGTTCAGCTGCTAGATCAAATATCTTTTTATTCACATCTTTTTGTTCTAAGGCTCCACCCCGTTCACCAGAGTATTGTGATGGTACTTTCCCCAGTAGTCCGGCACCTTTTTTACGTCCAGCTCCTGCCGTATCTGTAGATGCTTTACGTGACTTTATTGCATCTTTAGCTAAGTTTAGTCCCTCATTAATAAGAAACTTTTTAACCTCAGGATCCGATAACACTTCCTTGCCAACAGATGCAACACCACTCAACGCAGACTTGCCAACACTTGCAGCAGTCGAGCCAGTCTTTTTAATGCCAGACCATATATCATCAAATATACCCTCACCCTGCATCTTTTTTGATGGTCTTCCACGTTTCTTTTTTGCTCCTCCAGATGATCCTGCACCGTATTTATGTACTGTAGGATCATTCATCATCTCGGCTATCTGTGCTTTTGTGGGTGCAATTAAACCTTTTGCATATTGTTGTCTTACTGCTCCACCAGATGATCCACCTCCATGTGCTGCCTCAAGCAGTGCCTTATACGTGTACGGATCCGTCGCCACCTCTTTCGCCGATATTCCTATAGTTTTAAAGGCATCTTTCGCACCTTCTGCCAAATCTTCAAAGAATCCTTCACCTGTCATGTTTTTACGTGGTCTTCCAACTTTACGTTTTGGTTTAGGTTCCTCTGTTAATGCCTTATGAGGTCTTCCACGTTTCTTTGCTCCTCCAGAGACTCCACCACCCCGTCTAGCTCTTACAGCATCTGACAGTAGATTAAGTCCTATTGTCTTAACCTCCGGATCCGATAATACCTGTTTGGTGCCGTTCCATATGTCACCCCATATATCACCCCCGGAGGCTCCACCTCCAGATGATCCAGATCCACGTTGAACATCGCGGGGGGTGTAATGTACTAATTGTTTACTTGGATTCATACCACCAGAGGAGCCCCCACCTGAGACACCCCCGCCCCGTCTAGCCCTTACAGCATCTGACAGTAGATTAAGTCCTATTGTTTTAACCTCAGGATCCGATAATACCTGTTTAGTGCCATTCCATATATCACCCCATATATCTCCTCCAGATGCTCCACCACCAGATGATCCAGAACCATCCATAAGATCTAAATTTCTTACCTGTCCAAAATGCATCGGTTGTCCTAATTTTCCGGGTCTTCCCGTCTGGATCCCGGCACCCATAACACTGTACGGTGTATCATGTGTGTATAGATATCGATCATATTGAGGGAGTACAAAGTCTCTCGGTCGATATCCTCCTACCATTCTACCGGCTTTATCATCATCACGGGCATCTTTATACACATCATAACCATCAAACATTTTATCAGTGTAATTACCCCATGACCTATTTGGAATAATCTCTGGTTTATCGGATGACATGTGTACGGGATATCTTGAAAATGTAGAAGATATCATACCTGGCTCTGCTATACTATCATCATGGCCATAATGTCCTGAACCAGTAAGACGATCACATGATTTAATAGTTCTATCTAAACCCTCACCAAACATATGTTCATTCCCAGGGTGCGAGATTGATTTACGCATACTAAAAATACGATTATTAATATGTTCTGGTTGAAGATCTGTAGGAACGTATTCACCTTTATCCTCGACATCAACCGCATATTGATTTAAGCCTAATACTTTTTTAACATACTTATTTTGTGGCAAATCTGTATATGTCACATTATAATTTGACCACGGCATGACTGTAATAATATTAAATGATAAAATAATTTAGTTTATCATTTACTTTGTAAAATTCGTGTTTCTTCCTGGGTTGTCGCACAACTCCGAATAAATGTACACATATACATCTTCACCGAGTCACGCGACATGACCCAGTCTAAGCGGATTCTGTCAAAATTTTACAGATATTACAGAATCGCTCATCTACCCCTGTTGTCGCACAACTCGGAATAAATGTATATATATATATTTTTACAGAGTTGTGTGACATGACCTCGTTTAAGCGGAATCTGTCAAAATTTATAGAAAATCTTCAATTTGTCTTTTACTTCTAGCATATCCACTTTTAGCTAAAGCATCTACAGCTGGGACAACATGTCTTTTTACACCTTCACGTATATGGTGTAATACCTTATCAAACATGTGTCTATGTTTCTTAAGAGCTCCATGAGCCATATTACTTAATGATCCTCCAATCATACGTTTATACATTGCTGTAGAGTATGGCGCCTCACTCTTCTCCTCCTTAGTATCAAGAACCATCTGTTTAGTCAAGATACCAGTAGATACTTGTGCCGATCCCTCCTCTGAGATAAAGATACCCGAATTGACTGTAACCATTACTATCTCTGGTGTAATAGCCGATGCAAACTGATTTTTAACGGTAAGAACAAAGTTAATCTGAAATTGTCCAATCGATCCAGAGGTTAAGTAGTCTGGTAAAGACAGATCCTTTGACGGAGATAAAATGAGAATTGAGCCGATAGTGGGGATTGTATTTGAAATTCCGGTCGCATTATTATTGTATGCAGCAGAACCCAAAAATTCAAGGTATGACTGCGTGCTGTGATTATCCCTTGACATTCTCCATAGATCCTGCTCTGTTGCGCTAGCTAAAAGCCCAGATGTGTTATTTAAATTTACACTGATATTTGTAATTGATAAAAATGATGCTGTATTTTGAATAGTCTGTCCTGTCATTGGATTTCGTGCATATATGATAAAATAATCAGGTAGTTGATTAAGTTGGATACTCTGTGATGTTAGTTGCGTTGGAGTATTTGGAATACAACTAACGCCAGGTGTAGATATGAATCTTGGAAATTCACTATATGGTGATACACATCTTGTTCTAATTCTATCACTTGGTTGAGTACTTAAAAAATGCATTAACATTTTTGTATTTTGGAATGGATTACCATTATTTATACCTAAGGAAATAGTACTATATGGACTTCTTGTTGAAAAGAAACGTTTAGCCGATGAATCAATATTTAATGTTAATGTTACAGTATTGATACCAACCATACCTCCACAATTCATATCCGTATTACCAAAGATAAAAGGGCTAAGACCAATTAATGGTTCAGTCACAGTTACAGTACCTAAAATCTTCCAATTCTCTCCAGGCGCAACAGCCTGACCAAGTGCTATCGGACTAGTATCAACTGGGTTCACACCCCCGGCTGTCGTATATCTATTTACCACAAAAGTCGCAGGAAATGCACCTCGTGGCACCTGGTCATTATCATAACTCTGATTATTGATACTTGCCAGAGGATTCGCATTTGTCAAATAGGCATCTGAATAATTACCGAATACCTGGTCTGGTAAAGTTGGGGTCATACCATTGTAGCGGTAAAGTTCCCTTGAATCATTTAATCTTAATAGTACATCAATCACATCCTGTGTATTAACTGCTACTGTCATATTGTTTATTGTTGCTGTCGCTGTTGAAAACAATTTATTCAAAGGAAAAGCTTGAAATGCATCAGTTAAACCGTAATCAAATACCGTATATCCCGCGGGGACTGCTGCCGTTGCAGGAACAGTTAATGTAAAGTTTATTGTTGACTGTATCAGAACATGTCTATCCATCACTACAGAGGTCGAAGGTAACTGAATCTGAAACACAATATTTGATGCAGATTGAGAGTTAGCATTATACTGTTGATAGGTGCTTGATGATGCACCTGAGATAACAGCATAATCAAGAGAATCAGTTATGTCCGCGATTATGGGATCTTTTAACAATACGGTTTTGAACAAATCACTCATTTATAATAATCGTTCAGATAATAAAAAATGTAAACAGTTAATTTGAATCTTTGTCTTGTATCATATATCGTTTCTTTCTAAAGTATATCTTTAGTGAACAGCTTCCTCCTGATTCTAGCGTTAGAGGTATGAAATTGCCATAACGATCCTTCCAGTATACCTGTATATCAATTTGGTTTAACGGCTGGGAACCGTTCATACTTATAAATCTATATTGTGCAGTTGGATTGTAGATTACACTCGGTACATACTGATCACCAAAAAGTATAATATCGGTGATTTGATTTATAAAGTTTGCATTTGGACTATTTGTATTATTCATGCTTTGTATTACACTTAATTCATTGTAAATTAAAGGGGCTGTTAATTGGGTTGGGACTATAGGTAAAAGTGTAGTAGTAAAACATAAACTGCTTACAGGTGTCCATAAGCTCGTTGTACTATACTCTTGATACAGTGCATTACATAGTTTGGCAGCTGGGGCAACTTCAGTAACAGGTATATACACCTGATTTACACCAAATGATCCTACTACTAATTCATAGTTCATCCCATTTGATGATGAATCACCACGATTCAAAAATACAAAACTGTTAAATAGATAGTACAATGGTGTATTAAAGTATATCCGTATGTTATTTGGATTTGGTGTTATATTATCTGCCTGTGATGTATTGTAATATGGCGTTTCACAAAAAATGACTGCTGTATTGTTACTGATGTCCCAATTTATTGTTGGTGCTAAAGTTGAGGGGAGTCCTCCAGGAACTAACGCATTGAGAGCATTAAAACATTTTGTAAATGCCTCATACACTAAATAGATAAAAGATTGATAATTGTAATAGTAGTAGTATGAGGATGGTGATTGGAGTCCATTTGTGGTCGATGAGGGGGGAGGAGGTACAGTGACAGATGTATTTTGCGGAACAAATATTAATGGCTGTTGATAAATGTACGGCACCGTAACTCCTCCTCCAGGTGGTAGATATGTCATTGTTATTGAATACACAGTTAAGTTAACATTATTCTGATTAGGCTGAATCACTGGAATAAATACTGGTAACGTTGATGTATCACATTGAAACCTAATTATTGACATCTCATAGTCCTCCGGCTTCCTTAAAAATGCGGACTGTCGAGCCTCATTAAATGATATCGGTGGTGGGGATGTTGTAAAAGATCCTACATTTGTTATCAAGACATCTAAATACACATTATCTGGATCTTCTGATGTCAGTAAAGATTTGTAAGCTAAGCTTGCAGATGTTAAAGCTTTCTGTCTTGATGTCATCTATATAAAAGAGAACATATTAATATTTTCAGCCTTACTATTATGCATTATTGATATTTTTTTCTATGCTTAACTATGAAAAAAGAGGCATACCCATTGCACTTGTCAAAAATAATAACGAATTAAATCATAAAGATAACCAAATAATATATTTTTGTGATAATCCAGATGAGACAAAAATTAAACATCCGTATGAAACGATAGATACCGATAGTCCAAATGAAAAAATACAATACATCCCGAATGTGCAGACAGAAAGATCCGTTATCTACATATGCGGGCGTTCCGGATGTGGTAAATCATACTATTCTAAAGAGTATATCGAATGCTACCATATGATATTTCCCAAAAATCCTGTCTATGTGTTCTCATATCTTGATAAAGATCCTACATTAGATTCCATGGAGTACATAAAACGGGTTAAAATATTTGAAGATGGGTTTTTAGATGCTGAATTTGAAATATCGGACTTTGATAAATCGTTAGTGCTGTTTGACGATTGTGACTGTATCAAAGATAAAAAGTTACGTAAAAAAATAGACTCTATCATGGCTAAAGTTTTACAGGTTGGAAGACATCATAATGTATCGTGTCTATGTTTATCGCATCAGATATGTAACGGTTCTGAAACCAAATTACAGTTAAATGAATCAAATAGTATCGTACTCTTTCCAAAAGGTATGGGCGTCCGTACATTAAACTATGTTTTAGAAAACTATATCGGTATGTCACGTAAACAGGTCATGACCGTTAAAAAACTTAAGTCACGTAGTGTCACTATTATTAAATCATCCCCTATGGTAATTGTATCCGATAAAAAGATATATGTTCTTAAAGATCCCGATGAAGATGATCATACCAGTACAACTTAATATTTATTACAGAATCGCTCATCTACCCCTGTTGTCGCACAACTCGGAATAAATGTATATATATATATTTTTACTGAGTTGTGTGACATGACCCTCTCTAAGCGGATTCTGTCAAAATGTATGATTATAATTGAAATGCCTTAAAAATATAATCTGTTATACTAGTATAAGAATGACAACAAAGTTATGTCGTAAATGTAATAATACAAAAGCTTTAAGTGACTTTTATAAAATATCCGGTCAAAATAAGCA